CCGCCCTTGTAGGTCACCTTCACGGTCTTGGCCATCTCACAGCTCCACGTTGACTTCGGAATGGACATCCACGTCGTAGGCGACGGCGTGAACAGGGGTGCCAGCGGAGGCGAGACGGCCGGGGTTCAACTCCCACCCTTCGATCCAACAGGCGATGTTGTGGACCCCGAGGGCGGGCATCGTGGTCGCTTGGAACACGGTGACGACCTCACCCAACAGGGCGGCGGCCCGTTCCTCCACGTCCTCCAACGTCTGATCGGCCGTGTCAGCGGCTACCAGGATCACCAGGGTGGACGTGGCCTCTTCCCGGTACTTGACGTGGGTGGTGCCTTTGAAGCCCCGGAGGTTGACGATGGCCCTAGCTTCGGCCCAGTAGATGACCTCAACGTTGCCGTTGTCACCGAGGACCTGGTCGTTGTTGGTGGGGGGCGAGTACTGGACCCGCACCCCCTCCAACCCCTCACCCGCGCCCGTGACCGCTTCCAGGGCGGTGATCAACCAGGACCGCATGGTTGGGACACCGCTGCCGGCGGTCACACGAAACCACCGGTGGGGCGGGAAGGATCACGAGAAGCCAGACGCCACAAGGGACCGTACCAGTCGATCACAGCTTTCGGGATCGAGAAGCTGGGGAACGCTACTTGGGGGACCTCGTAGTCGGTGGCCCCGATCCCCTGCGTGTTCCACTGCTCCGACCGCCACTGATGCCGCAACAGCAGCCGGCAGCCCTGCTTGTACCAGGCGTCCACCGTCGCCGTCGAAGCGAACCGGCCGGCCGTGTACGTGACGCTGATGTTGTCCCGGCCGATCTCCCACGGGTAGTCGTAGTCGCCGTTGCGGCGGTACAGCTGGCCCTTCTCGTAGTCGATCAGGTACTGGTCGGAGGTGAGGGTGGTGCCGTCCTCCACCACGGTGGTGACCGTGGTGACGGGCCAGGAGCGGAGTTGGATGAACACGCCTTCCCCGTCGAACGTGTCGGCGGTGATGGTGCGGCGGACGACGGGGCCGATGCCCCGGTCGATGGCGATCGAGGACGCGGTGATCAGGTGGGCGATGACAGTGTCGTTCGCTGTGACCGACCCCTGCCGTAGCACTGCCTGCCCCTCAGCCAACGTGAGGATGTCCTCGGTTGCTGCCACGAGCTACCGGACCTCGTCCGCGACATCGACCGGGCGGGTCTCCCTACCGACAGCGTTGCGTCGCTTCGGCTTCTCCTCCGGCGCGACACCCAGCTGAGTGCGGATGTCGTTGGCCCGAGCCTCGAGCTTCGGTCGCTGGTCGTCGTTGGCTCGGGCCAGGCGGGCCTCGACACCGGTGAGCTCGGTTTCCAGGGCGGTGCGGATGTTCTCGGGGATCGTCACATTTCCTCTACTTTGAAATCGGCGAACTCCACCACGGTCACGGCTGGCGGATCGGATGGCCAGTACGACAGGTTGTCGCCGCCGTACATGACCCGGAAGTGGCAGTGGGTGATCTCGTGGGGCTGGTCGGGGGCCAACAGTTGCATGGTCTCCTCCCACCGTGTGGTGCCGTTGACCCGCCACGTGACCTTGCTGCGGCCTTGACCGGCGGGGCGGTGCTCCACCTCCACCAGGAAGGTGCCGCCTTTGGAGATGCCGGGGATGATCGGAGCACCCCACCGCAACGTCCCGTCGGCGTAGTCGGGACCCCACCACTGCTCCGCCACGTTCGGCTGGTGCTGCCCGTACACGTACGGACCCATCCCGATCTCACTGCCCCGGATCGCCCACGCCGGACAGTTCGAGAAGTTCGTGGTGCCGATACGCCCGCCCCCGGGGAAGAACCCGGCTTTATGCCGTGCCAGGCCGGGGAGTTTCCCTGATTGGCCCCACGCCCACGCCGTACCGGTCGGACCGAACGTCACCCGATACGACAGCCTCGCCGCCGCGACAGGGCGATCGAGGGGGATCGCGGCGTTGGGGATGTTGGCCCAGTTCTTGCGGTCCAAGATGACCCGGAACCGGCCGTCGGGGAACACCTGCAACCGTGACGACAGATCAGCCCACATCCCCTGCTCTGCACCCCACTTGGCGCCCGCAGCAGGGAACATGGCCCGCAGCTTCTCCAAATCAGTGGAGACACCAGCGTTGGCGGTGACACCCTTGGCGACCTCGAGGACAACCCGACTGGTGGGTGCTGGTGCCGGTGGGGTGGGGGGTTGGTAGTCGCCGAGTTCCCGGTTGAGGGTGGCCGTGTCGGCGGCGATCTTGGCGGCGAGGGCCCGGATTTCGATGAGGTTCACAGTGTGCTCCCTGTGGTGTTGTCACCGGCCGGCAGGAGGCGAGCACGACCCGCTGCCGGCCGGTGACGATCAACTACACCCCGACTAGAAAGTCGGGGCAGCCAACCCTGTCCCACTCACAATGGAGGTGGACTCAGGACGACGGTGAGGCATAAAAGCCAGGAAGCTGTAGAGCTGCAAACGAACCGTCAGGTTCCCCGACAGGACCTCGGTCAACACCCGGGTGCGGACCGCTCCTTCCCACAGGTAGTACTCCGACGGGCGGACGAACAGGATCACGTCCTCGGTACCACCGCCCACCGTGGTGGGAATGTTGGGGTCGACGTAGATCGGCCCGAACGGGGAGGTGCCGACGAACCCTTCGGCGGCGTTGGCGCCAGCGATGTAGGGGGCGTTCTGCGGGCCCTGGGCCTGGAACACGGCGAACGGCCGTGAGGCCGAGTCGAGGGCGGCCATGATCCACGCCCACCGGCGGGGATGCATGATGATCGCCTCCGGCGGCAGGTACCGGGTGGTGTTGATCTGCTGCCACGAATCAGCGAGCTTCGGGTACAGCTCAGCGACCGTCGGGGAACCGTCGGTGTAGGCCGTGGTATCCACCGAGCTGATCGTGCGGATACCGAGCACCTGACCGGAGGCGTTGCTCCCGGAGATGACCTGGGTGTCGACGTTGGTGGCGTGCGCCCCAGCGAGGTCGGCCAGGATGATCTGATCGAACGCCAGCGGGGACTGCTCCAAAGCCTGGAGGGAGATGTCCTGCTGGCCGGCAATCGTCTTCACCCCAGCCGTGACGCTGGTGTCAGCGAGGTCGGTTTCGGTGACGGCAGCGTTGTCAGCGGTCTGGATGGCGGTGGCCGTGCCGGTGCTGATCTTGGGGATGTTGATGGAGTCGGTGCCCCCGGGGAGGGCCATCGATGCGCACAGGTTGGCGGTAACCCGCCCGGCCCGGGCCAGGTCGATGTAGTCCGACATCATCCAGATCGGCGGAATAAAATAGCCGCCGGTCGTATCCGTCCTGTTCAGGTCACGACGCTCCATGTCGTACCGGACCTCGTTCCCGTCGACCTCACCGGCCTTCGGGTTGCCCCGAGTGCCGAACATGCGGGCCTCGAACTTGGGGGCCTCGACCCGCATCTCCGTGGCGTGCTTCTCTAGGCGGGCCCGGGCCTCGTCCTTCGGGACCCGGCCGTAGCCGGTCTCAGCGGCCACGAGGTCAATCAGGTACGAGGACCGCTGGTCGTGACGTTCGTAGGTGAGGGGCTCACGTCCGACCCGCACAGCGCCCTTGGCGACCTCACCAGCGGCGTCACGGCGCTCGTCGGTGGCACCGATGGAGGCCTGGCCTTCGGCGGCCTCAGCGGCCCGGAGGTCGGTCAGGGTCTTCTCGAAGTTGGCGATCTCGGCCTTGAAGTCGTCGACCTGCTTGCGGAAGTCGATGAGGGCCGTGGCCTCTTCCTGGGTGGATGCCCGGTTCTCCCGGAGGCACTTCTCCAGGATGGAGTTGTGGCCCGTCTCGGCGTCAGCACGGAACTGCTGGAGCTGCGCGACACGCTGCTCGATCTGGGTGATATTGAAAGACACTGTGGTCTCCTGTGGTGGGGATGGTTACAGGCGAAGCAGGTGCAGGAGGTGCGCCGGCATCCCACCGGTCACAGGCTGCGACTCCGACATCCCGTCAGGAGCGCTTCTCTGGGCCAGGCGCTCAACGATGAGGGCCTGGTATTCGCGTAGCTCGGCATCATCGGCGAGCTGCAACGACCTTGCAATGTCGATGGTGGTGGCGTCGGAGGCACCGTAGGTCACAGCGGACACGTCGCCCCGGTGGAGGTTGACCTCGGTGATGG